CAAGAGTGGTCCTGAACTCTCCCATCTTCTGAGCCGATACCGTGGGATCGTAGTATTTGCTGGTGCGGCCGCCAAAGATCTTCGCGTCGGCAATGGCTCTCCGCACAAGCACGTCCGCCCTGATGAACGATGGAGGCGAGTCGGTGTCAAGAACCATGTCCGGCGGCTGGATGTACGCCTGGAAGGGAAAGACCTGTGCGGAGTACGGGGTGGGCCACATCTCAATTTGAAACTGTCCGTCCGGGGTTGGAGGCATCGTTGCAAAGTAGGTCGTCCATCCGAAAGAGATTCTCCACGTATCCCAATTGTCGAGAGTCTCTTCGTTGCCGTTGACCTCTATCGGCCAGCCCATGTTCTGATTCTTCGCGTTGAGAAGGTACTTGACGTTCGCCCCAAGCGTTGCATAGACCTGGGCCATCTGGTATCCGCCCGTCCGAGTGGGTCCGCCATACGGAGTGTCGATTGTGAGAGTCTGAGCAAGAGCGTTGACATTGTTCACTGTCCGCCACGGTCCCTGAAAGCCGCCACGGAACTGCAATCCGATAAGCGTGTTCGTCCATGCCGTTCCTATTCCCTGAACGATGTTGCTTCCTTGAGTGAGAGTGCAAGTTCCTGAAACCGTGATCCGCGGGACGTTGATGACCCCGCGCACCTTGAGGGCATACCACTGATAACTGTCCACCACTTCGCGTAGAGCGTTGTTGATGAACCTGCCAGCGATCATTGGATCAAGATCTGGATTCCAGAGACACACCTCATTGATGCACTGGCGGAAATTGAGAGATTGAACATACGCCTGCGAACCGTTCGGTCCCACCTGCATCGGAAAGTTTGGGTTCTGCGTAATCACCACAGGCATCGTCTCACTCCAAAATTTGGACTATCGCTTCGCTGTCTTGCGTCCCTTGCCGCCACGCTTCTTGCCGCGCTTGCCCTTCTTCTTCGCAATCCGCTCGGCCTTCTTCAGGAAACCAACACTATGGCTCCTCGCCTCATCTTCAGGCTTTTCGTCTTGTTCACGCATCGCCATTACGACCTCCCAGACTTGCGGCCAAGAGCCTTGCGAACCTTCCCGCGTGAACTCTTCGGTTTGACTTCCTCGCGGTCAGCCAGTGCCTTCTTGACCGTGCCACGAGCCTTCGGTTTGACCACTTCCTGATCTGCCAACGCCCTCTTCACTGTTCCTGCCATGACTACCTTCCTTTCGTGCGGCCCTTCGACCGCTTGCTCTTCTTCTTTTTGTTGGGAAGACGATTGATGTTCTTCGTCTCATGCGCCCAACGCTTTGCGGTTCCCTTCTTCAGTTCCCCGCGCTTCTCAGCCGCAAACATATACCGCTGCTGGGCTTTACTCTTGAAAGGCACTACGACCTCCCGCCCGAGCGCCCCGCCTTCCGCTTCTTCCCGCGCTTCTTGTTCGTCAGACTCATCCCGGCCTTCCGCATGACCTTCTCGGCCTTCTTGCGCTTACTGGCAGGGATTACACGCTCGTTGCGGTGAACGATGGCTGGGCCGGTCTTGCGGACTTTTCCGCCCTTCCGGTAGGCCACTGGTTGAATGCTCGAAGTGAGCGCGGCAGAGCGGTCGGTTTCTTTCTGTCCAGACTTGGACAACGACTTCCCGGCCGCGCCCAACTTTTTAGCGGCACCGCTGTCTTTCCACCTGGAGCTTCCTTCAGAACTGGAAGAATCATCACTGTCTTCGTCAGCCATAACACACTCCCTTCAAACGAAAGGGGCGCACTCTTTCGAGCCGCCCCTCCGGTTAGTTGCCCCGTAGGGCTTAGTACCCAAGCAACAGCAGTTGGAATGCGTAACCCGAAAGATCCGTTCCAGGTTGAACTTCACCCGATGACGAACTCAGCCCAGAAGGCGCTCCGGTTACAAGAACAGCCGCGGTCCCAGAATCCGACGCAGTCGTAAACCCTGCGTTCTTCGTATTGCCAACAAAAATCTTGTTGGTCAAACTAGCAGCATTCACAACCAAGAGATCGCCGTTTACTCCAGCGCCGTTCGTGAGTCCCTGAATGACGGCAATGTAACCCGGCAGGAAGCTTTGAAGACCTGTCAACGTAACAACTCCGGCCGTACCCGCAGAAGATGCTGTTGCCAAAGAGTTCGTGATCGAGGCAGTAATGTCTCCAGAGTTGACAGGAGCATTGCCTGACGTGACCAACAACGATGCCGTACCAACGTCGGCCGCCGTGGTGAATGAAGTGCCTGTCCAGTTTGCCGTGAACTGCGTTGCCGAAGCTGTCGCAATCTGGGCAATGACACCGTTTGCCGTGGCACCGTTCGTCAACCCCTGAATGATGACAAATTGCCCTGGCGTGAACGTGTTTGCGCAGGTCATCGTCAACAGTGACGAGGTGGACAGAGAGTTCGTGATGTTGGCTACCGTTCCAGTCGTCAACAGGTTTCCGGTTCCTGCCTGAATCAACTGGTAGGTTCCGGTTGTATCGGCCGTAGCCGCCGTGATGTTTGGCGTCGGGTAGTTGGCCGTGAACTGCGTTGCACTCGCCGTCGCCACCTGCACAATGAGGCCGTTGAGGGCTCCACCCGCCGTGAACGACTGCAAGTACACAAACTGACCCGCGACAAGGTTGTTGGCGATCGTCACGGTGATGACGTTTGATGTCACACCGATAGTCGTTGACTTTGCCGCTGATACCGGACCAAGACCCAGGGTAATTCCAGGGTTCGGTCCCTCCCCGTAAATCTGAACCTTCTGTGTAGTTGGATTCCAAACTGGCGCCAAACCGCCTTGACTGCCTACGGGAAGCGCAGTCAAGATTCTCCAGAGATCGACGTTAATGAGGTTCGGAGTCGAGTTGGTGTTTGCCGTCTCACCGCCGACCAGAGCATACCCTCCCAAAGGATAATCCGAGGCCGCCGGCTGGAGGGTAACAAACTCTCCAGCCAAGTTGCCAAGGTTCACATCTCCATCGGGATTCTTCGTTACTGTGTAAGCCATGATTCCCTCCGGTTAGATGATGTCCGACAGGACAAGTACGTTCGCCAAGTTGCTCGAAGCCGCTGCAATCTGGATACCCAGAGCGCGATACCCCGGACCAGAAGCAGCCGCCACACCAGCGGACTGATAGGAGCCTGCATTGCCGATGAGCCAGTTGCCAGCCGCCAGAGTTCCGTTCGCGGGGCAGTACGCACCGGGAAGGTATCCAGCCACCTGAACCAGACCGTAGGCACCCTGCAACTGCGCCAGCGTCACTTTCGGAAGAGATGCGTAGTTCGGCATCCAGTAGCCGGCGACACTCGCCTGCAACCCGCCGAAGCCTTCCGACATGATCGGGGAAACGGTGGTGAAGGTGGTGTCCGTCCAGTAGACCGGAGCCGGAGCGTTTGCGGTCTGCCATGCAGCAAGAGTCGCGGCCGAGGTCGCAAGCATCTTCGCCAACACGTAGATTGCTGGCGAACCGGACGGATTGGCCGTTGTGATCGCGTTGATGCCCACGTACCGCTGTCCGAGAACCTGAATCTCTCCGATATTCGCATAGACCGAAATCGGCGAAGACGCCGGGTTGAACATATACGTGAGCACGTTTCCAGTGTCGATCTGGATAAGCTGATTTGACGGATTCAAAAATGCCATTGTCGTGTCCTCTCTTCAGCCCAATTACAGGGCGGAGAATGCCTCTCTGAACATGAGACGCGGTGCGGCAACAACCATGTTGCCACCGAACATATACTGTCCGGCCATGTCATCAGTGCTCTGCGATTCTTTCCAGCCCGTGAATCCAAACTGGTACTTCGGCACGTCGGAGACGTACAGGTAGATGTAGTTGGTGTTCAAACCAAACATCGTGTAGGTGCCGCCCAGAACCGAAAGGTACTGATCGACCACCACCTGCGCTCCGTTCCAGTTGAACGACTTGAACCCAACGTGAACGTCGGAGGTCTCGTCATTGAACCGTTGCTGCGGCTGGAGCTTGATCCAGAACGCATCCCACACCGGCTGTGTGGTCGCCAGCATATCCGGCTTCTCCTGACCGAACCAGGACGCACCGAAGGCCGTCTGGACGGTTGACAGGTTGAAGGCCGAAGGAGCCGCGTAGTAGGAGTTGATGCCCGTGTTGGCTACGCTGGAAATATCCGACCGGGTGATGCCGCCGTAGGTCGGGTAGTTCACACCGTTGTCAACGGCCGCCGAGAATCCGTCCAACTCAAGAGTCGAGTTCAACGTACCCTGGCCGTCACCGAAGACTGAAGTGCCAAGGATCTGAGCCATCGTTCCCGAAGCGTTGACCATCTTCGAGGAAACGTAACTCATGGCCGCTTCCGTCCCGCGGTTGAGAACCTGATCCACACCGTACAGCGTGATGTTAGTGTAGGCGTACTTCAGGTTGAACTGGAGGGCTGTGTCCGTCTGGACTGCCGAGGTGTCAAAGGCTTGGCCGCGCTGGAAGAACCCACCCTTCAGAGGCGCGTACATGATGTTGTGGCGAATGGTCAAGCCGCCGGGAAATGCGAATCTCCGCTTTTTGCGGAGGCGGGTGAATACCGGCGAAGACTTGAACACGTTGTCGGTGATGATGGGGACGATATGATCATTCGTCTTCCCCGTTAAATCGTTCCATGTGAGGGCCATAAGTCCTTTGCTTTCTTCGGTTCAGCTTTTGCCTCGCCGATGCGCCCATTCGGGCCAGAGATGATTGAAAACCGCGGCTTGCGCCGTTGTCGCCCTAGTCTCCCAGGCTTCGCCTATCGGCTTCCTAGTCAACTCACCCCTGCTATCCCTGAAGGCTTCGCATGGGAACCATGCTTCCTATGGAGATGCAGTGCGGGAACTCAAGGTGTCCCGCCTACCTCAATGCCTTAAAACTTGCCGGCGGCTCTCAATTCCGCCGATGCCGTTCTTGCCGCGGCCATCGTCAAAGACTCAACATCGCCCTCAGACGCCGCACTTTCTTCCAACATCTTTTGCAGACTGCCCCTGGCCCCGCCAGTTGGGAATTGACCCTCGCTGCCGCCACCCGGCATACCGCCGCGCTCGGCAATAATCTTTTGCGCCCGCTCTTCCGCCAACCGCTCAATGTCGGCCGCCGTCTTCTTCTCGCGGGCTATCGGCTCAAGAATCTTCTCCATAACCACCATCGCATCGAAACTCTGCTCTTTGGTCATGGTGTTGAAAAGATTGTTTCGAGCCTCAACGTCAAACGTCTTTCCGGTTTCCTTCTCGTATCGCATTGCCGCAAGTGCTGTGCTGGCCGCGAACCCGCCAAGGAAAGGAACTCGATTGGAGTTGAAGTCGGTCTCGAACTCTTTGTACTTTGCGTTGACCGTCTCCTCTACCAGCTTCTTGCCCTCGCTGGCGTACAGGTTCCGGTATTGCTCGGCGTTCAGGCTCATGCCCGAATCCGCCACGATTGCCTTCACGCGCTTGTCCAACTCTGCCGGGTCCATATCGCCTCCAACTGCCGCCTTTCGGGCTTCTTCAAGCTGCTTCTCAAGCTCGGCCTTTTGTCCAGGCCACAACGGTTTCGATTCCTCATCGATCACACCCTCTTCCACTAGGGTCTCCCAGATCGGAACCTTCTCGTCAGCCCACGCCTTCATCCGTGCGTTGTACTCAAGAGCTTCGGAATATTCCTTTTCCTGAGTTTTCAACTTCTGAATGTTACGGTCGTAGTCCGCTTGCCGAAGCCGCCCGTCTTTGAACTCGGGGACTTTCTGCACGATGTTGTCAATGACCTTGCGTTCCTCAGCACTAAGCCGCGCTGCCGCTAAAATCTCTTCCCACGTTTGGACTGCCATCTCGCATCCTTCCTCGCTTCCCTTTCGGGCTTCGCGGGGCTTCGGATAAGACTGCCGTTTCCGACTTCTTACCTGTTATCGTTGCCCTACCCCGGCATCTGCCCCGGAGTCGGTGGCGTCGGTATCTGAGGAGGTCCGCCACCCGGAGGTGGTGCCCCCATACCCGCCGACTGTGGTTGCTTTTGCGCCGACTGTGCCATCCCCACCTTCAAAGTGGCTATGGCCTTCTGGATGAAGGGGCGCATCGCCTCATCCTGAATTCCGCTGAGAATCTTTTCCACGGTCCCCACAGCGGTCTCGATGGGACTCTTCCCCATCTGACCCTGTGCCTGCCCAGCCAGAGCACCAAATGCCGGCCCTGGACCCATCTGGGCTTGTACGTCCGGCGCCATCGGCGGCTGTGTCATTGGAGGCATGAGTTAGAATCCGTTCTCGTTGTTTTGGAGCTTGCCGGTCTTCACGTTGACACTCGTAGCTTTCGGAGTGATCGTGGTCATCTCGCCCTCGTCGATGAATGTACCAACCGGATCGAAGGTTCCCTTGCCCAATTTCGGGGAGGAGGTATGAAGAAAGTGGCCTTGCTCAATCGACTCGGCCATTCCGCTGCTCTTTGCCATGATGATCCCCTTGCGATGGTGTGGAGGGGCGCGGTGAAACGCCCCTCGTTCACTGCTGAAGCCGTAAAACTACTTGCGGCCCTTGGCCTTCCGGCCACCCTTGCGCTTGCCCTTGTGACGAGCCATGGTGTATATCCTTTCCGGGGTTTCCCCCTGGGTTTTTTATTGCAGCCGATTGCTCGGCTGGCGGCCTCCACCGCTGAGGTTCCCCAGGGAAAGATTCTGGGCCTCTCGGACAAAAGAAAAAGCCGCGGACGGGATTTCTCCCACTCGCGGCTGCCGCAATCTCTCCGGTTTCCCGGTAATCGCTACTCTTGCCCTGTCAGAATCATTATCCGTCGCTGAACTTCTGTCAACGACTTTTTGCAGTGCAATGAAAAAAACTACTTGTATGACTTTTTCTGCGTCAGTTGAATGTCCAGTATCCCGCCGTTGTCACTTCCTTCAACAACAAGCGTCCACTTCCTCTTAGCCTCGATCGCTGACTGGATCGCCGCCAGAATCTTTGGAATGTCCTGCTCGGCTACCTTCTTGCTCGCCTCTGCCGTGCTCATTTATGGCCGCCCTTCGGTGGTGCGCCAGCTTGTGCCTGAGCCATCGCCGCGGCCTCCATCTTCAATTCCTCATCGTTCTCCTTCTCATCAATGTTCCAGTTGAGAATTTTGAACGTCTGCTTGCGAGATAAGTCGTGGACCTTCCGCATCTGGAAGGCGATCGGGATGCGCTCCTGCTGCTGGATATGAAGCAACGTACCGCGCTCAGTCTTGTAGTGATACCGGCGAACGAACGCCTCAGATTGGATTCCGTCCGGTATAAGCGTCCCTGGCTTGTCGTCCATGTCTTCCCTCGCCAGTCCTGCTGATCCGAGTAACTCCATCCTGCGCTCCGCGTCGTAGAACTGCAAAGCGTCGGCTGCCCACTGCTGACCGATTTCGTCGTTGAACCATTCGACACTTCGGCCCATCACGCGGATCGGCGTGTTCTTCGCCATCTGGATCTTGTCGAGGGAGTCCCCTGAAGGAACCTGCTTCTTCCCAAGGGCATCTCCCACAGCCGATGCGCCGGAACTCTGCTTCATCGACTGGAGGATCTGCGTGTAGATTTGCAGGACGTAGGTCGGAAGCACTGGAGGTGCCTGCCACGTTGGAGGGTGAGGCGCGTTCTGGCTGTAGGTGATCTTCAGGTTCGGTTTGGAACTGTCGATCGCCTTCATCGCCGCCGGATTGATCGCGCTCTTGGCCGCCATCAAAGCCGGACTGATGGCCTTCTTGACCGTCTGGAGCATCCCCGACATCATCTGGTTGAGAATATCCTGCTGGGACATCCACGGCTTTACCACGCTCAATGCGTACTGCTGCCACGGCACTGCGTAGAGTCCAAGGCTGGCGAACGGCTTCTTGCGGTGGAAGTAGGGACTCGGATAGTCGTACAGCGTCACCCTGCCGGCCCTGATGAAAACTCGGCCGCGGGGGTACAGTTTCTTCCCCGGCTCGACCCAGTATCCCCACGCCGCGCCCTTCGGCCCCATCCAAACCCGCTCACGCGATTCGTTGATCGAGTCGTCCTTCCTCCAGAACTCCTGCGTCTCTGCCTGGGGAAACTGGCTCGAATAGGATTGCTTGTCTCCAGCGCCCAGCAACCTCTTCATGCCGGGTGACAGGGGGGGGAACAGTTGAGGCGCTCCCGTTGGACCCTGCACGTCAACCGTGTACCGGCTCTTCTGCTCTTCAGCCCTGACGTACTTCCCCATCGTCGGGTAGGCTCTCTTGATCCATGAGAGTGTCCGCATCCTCCGATAGACTACGCACTCGTCTTCCTGAAGATCGTCGCCCATCCCCAGCCGCAGAATCGAACTCGGCGGCAAAGCCTCCAGACTCAAGTCTCCGTCTGAAGGATCTCCGCTGTCCCCTCTGGCGAACGGGTTCCAATAGAGCTTGGCCGGCGCCGAGGTGAACATCGCCCACATGATGCAGAAAGCCATCCGGCGCTCGTACCCAGACGTTGACACCCAGCCCTTGTTCAAGTTGTTGAGGATCTTCTCGATCTCGGAATACTTCCCGTCGTTGGCAATATCGACGATGTGCGAGACTGGCCGGATGTCTGTGATGAGGCCGATCGTCTCCCAGAACATCGACAGAAACTCGTTGCTGACTGGCTTTGCCCGGTAGGAGGGCATCGCGTCCTTCCACTGCATCCCTACCAGATAGTCGAGAGCGTTTTGAATGTCCCGGAGTTCAGGAACGTCCTGCTGAAGAGCAATACCTTCCTCAACTGCCGCATCGCACCAATCGTTGAGTTGGGTGTAATACTCAAGTCGTGACGTGGTTCGTTTGTCGTCCTCGTCCGGCTTTGGCCTTATCTCCGGGAATTCTTCAATCACTGTGACCCTTTCTTTCTAAAACCAGTTTTCCTTGAGCGCCATCCGCAATTTTTCCTCAATAAACATCTTGAGAGGCATCGGAGGCTCGGAGTTCTTTGCCCTCTCCTTGGCCGGCTCGTACTCGTCTCCGAGGTCAACCACGATACGCCCTGGCGAACGGCTCTCGTATGCCTTGAGGTCTTCCGTGGCCGCCTGCGCTTCCGCCTTGGCCTCGTCCACTTCACACATCTTAGCCCAGACCACGCCAACAAGTTCACTCGAATTTGTAAAATTTTGGCCCAGCTGCTCGAACAGGCGGTTCTTGTCCGTCTCCCCGACAACCATCACATCACCGTCTACCAACTGAAGCAAGACGTTCGCCACCACCGACTCCAGCCCCGTGGCATACCGCCCGTCGAGAGCATCCTTGATCCTCTGAGGAATCTTCAGGGTGATCGTCGTCTGCCCCTCTGGAGACGGAAACTTGGCTGGTCCAACTTTGAAGACTAGCTTCGGGTTGCTGGCATAGAAGTCTGCCGTATCTGTCCATCTGTGATTTGAGTTCTCGGGGCAGATCAACCTTCCCTCTGTTGCGAGAATCTGGACCTGCTTACCTGTTTGTTTTTCGCATAAACTGCAAGCGAATTCTGTCTTCAGTGTCGGCATTATTTCCTCTCTTTCATGCTGCTCTTGCGAATTCTCCGTGTAGTTGTTTGACTGCCTCACAATATACTGCGTGGGATAATCATTTCTTGGGGTGTCATCAGAACCTCCAGTTCTTGTTGGCGATTTTTACCGGGAGTTCACCGCTCCCGACACCCCTATTCTACTCCTAATCTGTGGCATCTTTCTCCTCCTCTAACTCGTGGTTCCTGGGTTCGTGTACGGCTGAAGTTGGACCGTTGGAACTTTCCAACTCGTTCCATTGTTCGGGCAAAACACCGGAGAGTTATGGTACGCAACACACTCCCCGTTCACCCACGCTACGGGAAGAATCGTCCCGCACGATACGCACCTCACTGACTGATAGGCTACTGGCTGCATCTTTCCCCTTCTGTTACTCTTCGATTGGATTGCACTCGATCGTGGGGATCAAGTACGTCCGGTTGTCATTGGGACAGTATCCCGTAATTTCGTGCTTCGCTGTCCATTTTGAGATATCCCCTGAGAAGTCTCTGTTTACCGCAAACATCAAAGCTATTCCGCAATGACGGCAGATCACTCGTTCTGGAAGTCCTACCGGGTTCATTCTCTCCTCCTGTTACTCCAAAATTTGGACTCAGAAAGTCTTTGGGTTGATCTCATACACCGACGCGATAAAATCTTCTTGCCTGCCGACGATGAATAGAGTGTTGTGTTTTTTGTACAGGAAATTCAGCGTAGGAATATCCGCGCTGAAGCGTTCTTGAGGCATCGCCTTCGCCCACATCCGGTTAAAATCCCCAAGAGTTACAAAGCAGATCTTCATCTGGTTTTCCATTGTTCCCCTCCCTATCTTCTTATCCAAAACTCTTCGTAGAGCAGTATCCCGATCATGACACCGCCCACGATAACAACTACCATCCATCCACCATTTTCCATCTCTTCCCCTCGGTTACTGGTAAAGCCAACTGTTCTGGTCGTCCGACTCCATATCTTCCTGCTCGGCCTCGTACTGCGCCATCGACTCCGCTGTGATCTCTTCTGGTGCTACCCCATCCTCGTGCATCCTGGCCGCCGTCCCCGTTCCATCAAATACCGGGCTGTAGTCCGTTAACTGATAATCTGACGGAACCCGCCTCTTCCCCACCCCCTTCAAGTTCACCACCGCCGTCGCCCCTGAGTCCCGCACGATGCTGCTGCCGATGTTCTTCCCCGAAACCCGCTCGGCCTCATGCTGCGAATTTGTCGTCTGAATGATTGTACCGAATCTGTCGAGGATCTTGAACTCGTTTTGTTGCTTAGTCGATTCCTGCTTGCTCCCGCCCGTCCCCTCGCGCATCTCGCGGTACTCGTTCTCATGAGCGCAGTAAAGAGCAATGTGGATCGCCATCTGGAAATCATCATGGGCGCCGTCACCCTCCGCACCATCCTCTGTGAAATCGTAGAACTCGTCGCACGTGAACTTGTCTGGAATATCGATCGAGTCATCGAGTAGGGTCTTAGACATTTTCGACATAAGTGCGCGTTTTGTCTTGTCGTTTGTCCAGAAACCCATGATGTCCGTCATCCAGTGGGTCATCTTGTCGAGGTGTTTATAGCGATAGATGTTCTCGTACTCGTACCCGCGAACCAACTTGTTGTTGGTGACCATGCCCATCGCGTTGACTTCCACGGCCGCCAGGGCTTCGTTGTACATCCAGCAGATAGCCAACACGACCTCTGCAAGCGATTCAGGATCGAGATACCCGTGCCAGCAAGCTACTTGCTTATCTTGAGCAAGGTCACTCGTCTTGATAACTTGGCAGCAAGAATAATCTCCTCCGTCATTGCCAAGACTTACATCCACACCTACGCAGTAAGTCGCTCCCGACTCTGCCTTTTCCCACACGTGGAACCTATTATGAGTCTTCGGATACTCCAACTCCTCGCCGGCTTGCACCTCACGCATCTTCGCCCGCGGAACTCCAGCATTAAAGTCGTAACTAATCTCTCCAACCCACTTCGGGTTGCGCGTCCTCTTCATCAACTTGTTAATAACTCCGAGCGGATATGCAGTCACAGCCGAGGTCTGGAAGCTCTCCTCTGCGTTCATGCTGTATTCCTGCCGGAACATTTTGTCGTCACCGTCAGTCGCCACGAAGTCGGCAATACGCTTCCGCCGCCAGTTGAACACCTCATTCTTGATGGTGTAATTCTCTTTTGCGAAAACCTGTTCCTTGATGAGTTGCTCTTCCTCGTTCAATACGAACTCGGTCCCCTTCGGGATCGGCAGAGAGTAAGTCTTCTCGCGCCGATAAAACGGAACGTAGATTGGGTCCCAATCGTTGTCTCCCGCCTCTGCCTTGCGCCAGAGGTTGTGCCATGCGTCATTACGTCCGTTCGGCGTGGAGATCATCACGTAGATGCCATCCAGTGCGTTGAACGTAGGGAATAGAGATTTCGTCAACTGAGTAGGATCGTTCCAGAACGCCAGTTCGTCAAGGTGCGCCCGGTTAAAGGTCTTACCGCGGCCCGCACCCGTAGGTTTGTTTCCGTTGTCTGCGTAGAGTCGAGTCTTCAGACCTGGGCGCGTGTAGCGAAGCACATCGTCCTTCTCGTCAAAGTCGATGAACTTACCCTTCTCCTTGTATCTAATTCTCGGACGCATCCACCAAGGTAACTCGTCGATGGCCGCAGCGTACATTTCAAGAATGTATGTGCTCTGGTCTGAGTCCTGAGCTACCACGATGGAGTTGATGTGCTCAGTGAAGATAGTGTTCGCAAAGATGTATCCTCCAACGAACGTGCTTCCACCCATCTGACGAGCCTTGTCTACAATGGCCCTGACTCTCCCCTTCTGCTTGCGGCGCTTCTCGAACTCCTCGTACAGAATCTCCTGCGAGTCCCAGAAAGGATACAGCCCAGTGAAGCCGCGGTCTTCTGTTTTGATGGCGTAGTAGTTACTTAGAAAATATCTAGTGTTGGTTATGCAACTTAGTAATTCATTATCGATCCATTCATTGTCGTCTTTTGATAAATACTCACGCGCTTTTATCTGATCCCCACCGTACTTTTGAAGGTGGAGGTCAAGGACTTCAATGATTTCGTTGAGGTACGGGTTCTGCCTTTCGAGTGCCATTTACTCGTCCTCTTCGCTGTCCTCTTCGTCATCATCGTCGTCGTCTGGTGCATCGTCGCCGGCATCAATATAATCGGGTACTGCCGCTGTTTCCGCCGGTAAGAGATTGTGGGCCTGCGCCTTCGCCCTCAGCCGCTTCATTCTTTCTTCAACGGTCTCCGCTGAACCCATCTGAACCGTAGGCTGGTTGTTGTTATTTACTTGAACCGCAACCCCCGGTCCCTTCGGCTGCAACCCCACAATCAAATCCCTCACCAACCGTGCGCCTTCGAGCCGCGTCGTCTTGTCCTCCACCGTCACGTACTCGTCTTTGCCCGTCTTCAGGTTCTTCTTCATCACAAGTTCCGTGGAGGTGAGCAAACCGTTGATCGTCTCCTTCGCCTGGGGGATCGTCGAGATGACAAGATCGCGGACTGCCAACTGCATCTGGCCCTCCGTGTTCTGTTGTTCGTACATCTCGATCGACTTGATCGACTCCATCACCGTCGCCAGCGAGACGTGTTCCGCCTTCGCTATCGCGGCCGGGTCCATCACCTTCGACTTGATGTAGCGCATCAGGTGACGAGCGTCGGTCTTTCCCCGCTTTGCGAGTGTCTTGGTCATACGCTTGGCGCTTCCTCTGGTTTGATTTCCGGCTGGGGCGATGCGAATTTCTCTGCCTGCATTTTTTCAACGAGAGATTGCAAACGGTCGTTTGAATGACGGAGGTTTGTGTTCGATAAGACCAATATCTCATTGGCCGACCGGAGAATGTCGTTATCCTCCACTAGATTCTTGTAGTCTGCGGGAGGGAGTAAGTGTTGATCCATAACGTAGTCTAACATCTTCTTCAGAGATTCTCTTGCTCCTCGTGGAAGTCCACCCCTCACATCATCTATAGCCGTATCGACTTCCTGTTCGACACTTGGAGATAAGACGCCAAATTTCACGTATTGATCGCGTACTCTGACGATCAGGAGAATCAGTCTGTCGCGCTGGGTTTTGATTTCCCTTCCCGCGTCCGTTACCGAAAACAACAAATTCGAGAACCTTTCTGCAATACTCATAACCGATTCCTCCTAGTCCAAAATTTGGACCTGCAAAGTGCCCCCCCCCGGAGCAGTGGGTTACTACACATTCGCTACCACTCCCGGCGGGTTCTCCATCGGGTCCGCTTCCGGGCCAGCCGCGTACCCTCGACCGCGGATCTCCTCGATACCCTCGATCTCTGCCAACTCCTCGTCAGGTGTGTCGATGATTTCCGTGTCGCTCTCCTCCGCGTCAGGAGCGTCTACGACCGCCACAAAGGGTTGCCACTGAGGGAACTGAGCCGCTGCGCCTGCCGGTGGCCGCTGCGGGTCCGCCGGCGCTCCCGTCTGGGCCTGTGCGCCTTCCGGTGGCGTCCCACCAGTCATCACCGTCCGCAAGAACTCCAACTCCCCTGAGAACCGATGCAGAGCCTTGGCGACCTCCTGGTTCGACTTCACCAACTGCGGTATACCCCTGAGAGCCGCCGTCAGGTCTTTGGCCGCCGACCATGCCTTCTGAGCCAACAGGAAAATACCGAAGGCCAAGGCGAGAGTCACCGCTCCCGCCAACATCCCAACCGTCAAAGTCGCCACTTCGCTCATCACGCACTCCCCTTCGGCTTGTCTCGACCTTCAACAATCCTACGCTCTAATTTTTGCTTCCAATCGAGATCCCGCCAGTCTTCTGATCCATCAGGAAGTGTCGGGTATTTGTTTTTCTTCTTGCTCATTACACCCTCGCTTCAGGAACCGTGACCGTCGTACCGTCCTTCCGAACGCCCTTCATCTCCGCGGCCACGTACACCCGCGTCTCGAAGAAGTAGGAGCAACCGCGCTCTTCGTTATTGCACTCGTAGCGCAACGCCTCAACCCCGCGCCGGCCCATCTTCACCGTCATCACCAACGGGTTGCCACAGCCGCCACAAATAACCGTGCCGCCATCAATGGGCGACTGCTCTGGAATGCTGCGCCTCGGTACTGCAATGTCCACTGCTGCCATGATTTCCTCCACACGGGAATTCAATCCCGCCTTGTTTGAATGTGCGCTTCCACTGGTGGTATTGCTCCAACACCTTCGACTTATCCACCACGCTCGCCCGGTCCAGAAAGAACGTCCCTGAAAGATGGTCTATCTCGTGCTGAACCAACCGAGCATCCCAACCGCTGAACTGAAGATCCACCACCCGGTTCGGTTCCTCAATCGTACTCGCTACAACGTGAATGAACTGCATCCGGGCCACGTAACACTGGTTCCCTCCCGGTGGGCAACTTATACAACCCTCTGGATAATCTGTCTCCGATCCGTACATCCGTTCGATCTGAGGATTGATGAGAGTCATCCTCTTCCCGCCAGACAACTTCACTACTAACATCTGGAGGGGATAACCAATCTGCGGAGCCGCCAGTCCAGCTATCCCGTACTGATTGATAACCGTCATCATTGACTCTTCGATTTTCTGAAGATACTCTTGCTCTTCCGGGTTGACGATTTCGATTTCTGGGTACGTGGACTGTGAAACCATCTCGGACCCGTAGAAGAAGAGTTTCATGCTTACCTGTCCGCCAAAAGATTTTGAAGCTCCCAAAACACAACCTTCAATGCCATCAGAGAACGGCGGTACTTTCCAAATCCACAAATCTCGTCCGCTCGTTCACGCCATGTGTCGCTCAGGTGTGCCTTCATTTTTCACCAGCCTTCTGTCCGCGCCGGAAGGCTTCGATGGCGATAGGAGCCACGTCGGGGTGAACGCCAGCGATCAAGTCCTTGATCTCTTCCGGCACTTCCGGCTCCGGCTCAAGGAACATCATGCGCTGCCACTCAATTGCCCCAAACTCCGTAGCATGAGCGCACTTGTAATAACGAGAGGCTAAGTCCTTTTTTGACTCCATCCACGCATCGTCCAGTTTCCTCTCCTGCTTCTCTGTCGGCACAATCGGGTTCTCCGACAGCCAGCGCAGAGCCGCTTCGAGAATAAGCTCGATTCGTTTGTCGTCTCCAATAAAGTGTGCGTTTCTCGCTGCCATCGCCGCCTTGAGCATCCCTTCTGGCACTACAATCTTGTTGCTCATTGAATCATCCCCTTCGCTGCTTCTGCCGGCGTCACAATCCGACGCTGGGCCGCCTCTTGCATCCCCCGCATCAAAACCTCAACCGCCTCCGGCATCGGCGTCTCGTGGAACTTCTTCAGCCGCTTCAAGTCCGCCTCCAGCCACTTCCCCGGAGCCGACGCACTCATCATCGCCTCACCGTGGAACTTACACTTCCCGTGGTCGTCGCACGAGCACGCTTTGAAACTGTCCAGCCGGTCCTTTGCCGCGGCCATGTAGTCGTCACCCTCCGTCCACATCGGAGGCAAAGCGTAGTTCGCGGTGAACAGCCTGTCGTCCGTCCGCAACCCGACCGCCTGGATCATCAACACCTGCTGGCCTCCGACCGGAAGAAAAACGGGGAGATACCCGACGCTCTTCCACGTCTGCACCTCCCCCTTCACTGTCTTCTTAAACTCGACCACCTTGTGCTCAGGGCCGCCGCCACACTCCGCCGACACCCGGTTGATCTCCACCACGTCCCCGCCGGCCACAGCCGCCTCAAGAGCACCGCCCAGCCCAGCCGCAAAAACCTCTGGCTCCATCGGCGCCGCCGCTTCTGCCGCCGCCTTCTCTGCCCGCCTGTCCTTGATCTCGAATCCCATGATTACCTCCTCATCCCTCTCCGCGCCCTCACGAGCGCCTCTGCTACCGCGTCCAGGCTGTCTTCATGTAAACCTCTCAGCCATTTGTCTTCGTCCATTACCCTGCCCACGGCCGGATGATCCCGCCACGGAAACTCTTTTGTGTGAAGTAGTTCATGGACAATCACAACTTCCAGATCGTGCCGGAAAACCGCAAGATCCCCTTCTGACCTATCTCTCGGGTTACGAAGAATAATCTTTTGCCTGTGCTTACTCGGTGCAACTTTGCAGGTTCCGAGTTGATCGTCACTCTCTCCGGGGTTATAAAGCATGATTTCAAAATCAATATGGTCAAGCCGCAACTCCCGTTGCCAGTACTCAAGATGCCCCCGCGCAGCCGCCAATTCCTGGTCTTCCATTCCCATCCCTATAACCCCCTAATTTGATTGAACCCTAAAACCGCAAACACCCCGGCGTCCGCCAGGGCCATCGACTTCAGGATCTTCCCCGTTTCCCGCGCATAAGACTCTGACCGCTCCATCACCCGCTGCGCCATCCCCCGGCCCAGCACCGCACTCTCCTCCGGCCGCAACATGAACCGACCACCAACCGCGCCAGTCGCATACCGGCACACGTGAGTACACTGTGCGATAAGACTGTCCTCAGCCGCAATACCCTTTTCCAAATCCGTCGCGTATCCCTGCATTTCCCCTCCCCCTTTGCCCCTCTCATTCAACCTACACCCACATACTCCATTTACGCAAGTCCCGCAACTCAAAAAGATTCAAAATATCAAAACTGTAAAATTGAACTCTTTTTATTCCACTTCCTATTCTG